ACTATTGCTAGAAGTCTTGCCTATATTGGAGCAGCTTTAGTGTTATCAGGAATTTCTGATTTATTTACACCAGCAGTAGAACCAGAAGCAGAAGATCCATTATCAGCTAATTTTTCTAACGCTATCAACACTACACTTGCTACAGTTCCCATTCCAATTTTATATGGAGAATGTATTACTGGATCGGTTGTTATAAGTGCTGGTATAGATACTGCTGACGGCTCACCCAGTACTCCAGCTTCTGCTAATGTTGTAGATCATAGAGGTAACACTACTTCAGTTCCACAAGATCCAGATACAGGCCAAGCTGCTGAAGAATACGATAGAGATAACTCAGATACTTCTTTAAGAAGATATGTAAGAATTTATAGTGCATCATCTACTCAAGTTACAATTGAAGCTGTTGTGGGAAATAACACATACCCAGGAACAGGTTATACAAATACAGGAGATGAGTTGTTAACTGCGTATAGAGAACAAAATAAAAACCAGTTTAATATGAGTGCTTTTGTTAAAAGTGGTAACACTAAATATTTTCCTGGAAATCTTAAAGAATCTATTGGAACTTTTGATGCTAACAACAGACCTAGCACTGGTGCTAGTGATGGCTATTATTATGGGTTAGTAACAGGTACAACATAATGTCAGATAATAAAAAACAAATTACAGGTAGTTTTGGGGGACTCTTTGGGGGAGGATCAAGAAAGCCTACAAGAGATCCTGATACTTTAAATAATACTGAAACAGGTAAGGTTATAGAAATACTTTCAGAAGGTGTTACAGAAGGTTTTGCAACACCATCTAAGAACCTTTCATCAGAACTTTCTACAGTTAATGAAGTATATGAATTAAGTTCAAGTAATCAAGATCAATACATTGCATACGCACATGAAGATATATATTTAGATGATACTCCGATAAGAAATGTAAATACAGGTAAAAAAGCTGATGATGGCAGTTATCAAAAATCAAATTTTAATGGGTTTGATAATCCAACTGACGGTTCATTTGAAGTAAGACATGGATCTAAAAATCAATCAGTATTAAGCACTGATGGTACGTTGCAGAGTGAAAAAATAACTCAAGTTAATCAAAAAGTAGAAACTGAAATAACAAGACAGGTTACAGTAGGCAGACCATCTTTAGCATCAACCCAATCTTTAGCTCCTGAGAGAGTAAAGGTAACACTTTCTGTTAATCAGCTACAGGAAACAAACGATAAAGGCGATCTTTTAGGAAGAACTGTAGAATTTCAAATCTTTTTTCAATATGTGGGTGATGTTGCAGATACAACAAGAACTCTGATGAAACAGGATTCATTTTCTGGAAGAACTGGAGATCAATATAGAAGAGAATATGTATTTGCAACAGAAAGTTTTAATAGAGATAGTTTTAGACGTTATCCACTAGAAATAACTGTAAAACGTGTTTCTGCTTTAAATAATACTAATGACCAAATACAAGATGATCTATTTTTCTCAGCAATCACTGAAATACAAAGGCCAACTACAGATTATCAAGGTCAAACCTTAGATACAAATATTGAGATAGATGATGGTAATAATGTTACCCAAAAAATATTAGATGGACAATTTTCATATCCCTTTACAGCATATTCTTTTCTTCAGTTTGATGCTTACCAATTTGCAAGTATTCCAAAAAGAACATTTCGTTACCGAGGAATAAAAGTAAAAATTCCTGCTGCAAATGGAGGTCATACTCCTACTATTGATATAACAGGTAATGGAAGAATAGAATATCCATCAGACTATGTATTTAATAATGAACTTACAGGAACATTATTTTGGACAACAGATCCAGCTTTTATACTGCTTGATTTATTATTAAACACTAGATATGGATTTGGTAAGTATATAAAAAAAGAAGAAGTAAATTTATTTTCTTTCTTTCAAGCTAGTAAATACTGTGCACAGTTAGTAGCAACTCCTAGAGGAGGTCAAGAGCCTAGATTTACTTTTAACAGTGTCATAAACAAAACAACAGAGGCTTTCAACATAATAAAAGAAATTTCTGGAATGATGAGATGTTACCCCATTTGGTCAGGAGGGCAGCTTACTCTCGTTCAAGACAGACCCATAAATCCCGATGACGAAGATCCATGTACTTATCAAACTCCTGTTTATATTTTTTCTCTTGCCAATACTTTAAATGGCTTTTCTTATTCTGGAGTTAGCTTAAAAACAAGACATGGAAAAGTTGTTGTTGAGTACTTTAATATGGAGTCAAGACAGTTAGATACTGTAGTTATAACTAATCAACAAGTTTTCAATAAGACTCATAATATTAAGAAAGTAAAAGCCTTTGGATGTACTTCATTTGCTCAAGCAGCTAGATATGGCAGAAGTATAATTTGGTCTGAGAATAATGAGACAGATGTTGTTACTTTTGATGTATCTATAGAAAGTGGAGTTGTCATTAGACCTGGTGCGGTTGTTGGTATAAACGATCCAGTAAGAGCAGGGATAAGAAGAGCAGGGAGAGTAAGTGCTGTAACTTTAGATGGAAGTGGTCATTTAACTGCTTTAACAGTAGATGACAGTAGTGCAACAGATTTACCTAGTACTGGCGATAGAACCATTTTAATTTTGGACAGTGCTGGAAAAACTCAATCAGCAACTATCAGTTCTATCAGTGGTAAAGTTGTAACTTTATCTTCTGCTCTAGCACCTAGTAGTAATGCTACTTTTCAAGCCAATACTGTCTGGTTAATTGAAAACACTGTCAAATCTGAATTGTACAGAATAGTTGATGTAGAAGAGCAAGATGGAATCCTATATAAAATGACAGGTATTCCTTATAACTGCAATAAGTATGATTTTGTTGATGGTAAGAATCGTACATTAGTATCAGATAATTCATTACAAAATCCAGATTTTACTAAATTTAAACTTGATTCTTTAGTACATCTAAATGATAGAGTAACAAGCATTTTTGAAATTGATAGAGGTGGTCCAAGTTCTATAACTGGTTTTACTGCATTACGACAAAAAGAAGGTCAGGTTATATCTGTGGTAATAGTTAGTTTTGCTAATGTTTTAGGTACAGGAAAATATCTTATTAAGTATAAATTTAAACCTGGCTCTATATCTAACCAAGGAACAAATATCTATGGACAACCATCTTTATTTATGAACCCTCTTGCTTCTTTTGGTGAATATTTAAGAGACTTTATAACTGAGGATTTAACTTTTGAAATTGAAAATGCCAGTGTAGGTACTTATCAGATTGAAGTTTATTCAATAAATGCAATAGGTAAAATATCAAAAAATCCAACCATAAAAGAAATACAGAACTTTGGTAAATTAGCTCCACCAGTATCACCAACAAGTCTTAACTTTGAATTTACACAATCAGGAGATTTAAAATTAACTTGGCCTTTATCTCAAGATATAGATGTAACAAGTAATGGTCATGTAATTATTAAACATAATGATGACACAAGTGGTGCTGCTGTTTGGGGGAACTCTCGAACCATAATGATAGTTCACGGTTCACAAACCAGTGTTATCTTACCGACTGTTACAGGAGAATATTTAATAAAATATCAAGACCAAACTTTAATACAGTCAACCTCCTCTGTAAGTGTTATTGTCTCATCACCTGATTTAGTAGATCGTGATTTGATTGGAACGATTAAAGAAAACACAACATTTGGTGGAGTAAAAACTGCATTAACTGTTAACAGCAGTGGAATGGAAATAAATCAAAGTGCAAGTAATACCTTGATTGATTCAATTACAGCAAACATAGATACGATCAGTGATTTTGATACTTTAGATGGAAATACTGGAGTACTAGAAGGCACATATCAATTCACTAATGTATTAGATTTAGGAGCTAAATTTGCTGGTGTGATTTTTGAAAGTATTGTAAGGTTTGAAGGATTTTCTGATAGTACTCTTTTTGATAGTTATGTACCAGCAGTAGTTTTAAATTCTGATGGTGCGGTTATCAGTGGTGGTGTAGATGCTCTAACGAAATTTGATGGCGATGTTTTAGAAAATGCAACCGCAGAATTGCAAATACAAACCAGCGATGATAATTCAAGTTTTACCACTGCAAATAATTTTATTGAAACTGTTGCAAGTGCTAGATATTTTAAATTTATTTTAAAATTAAAAACTACGACAACAACAGAAAATACAAGGATTCTCTTGGGAGATGGAAGCACTAATACATTAGGTTGTAAAGTTTTGATGAATAAAAGAACTGAAACAAGTGCCACGTTAACTACAACGGGAGATCAAACAGTGGCAAGTAATACTCTTTATACATTTACTAATGGATTTTTTATAGGCACAAGTGCTACTACAGGTTTTACCTCTGGCAATCCTTCTGTAACTATCAATCCATTAAATTTAGGAACTGGAGAATATTACGAAGTAACTAATATAACTGGTTTAGATTTTAATGTTGTTTTTAAAAATTCAAGTGGTGTAGCTCAAACAGGAAAACAATTTACATATACTGCTAGTGGCTTTGGTAAAAAGGTGTAATATAATAGAAATATCTCATAAGTAGAATTAGATGGCTAACACAGATACAGTTATAGCAAATGCAAGCGGTCAAACTGTAAGAGAAGATATACAGACAAATTTACAAGCCGTAAAAGGTAATAACAGTACTGGTACGACACCAACTGGAACTTCTTTGATTAGTTATATGAGTTGGGCAAATACAAGTACTAATCAATATCAGGTGCATAATAGTTCAGCTTTTTTGCCTGTTGTTGATATATCCACTGGAACATCTGCTGGAACTCATATTGCAAAACCTGGTACAACCGCTATTCCTGGTTATAGATTTTTAAATAGTTCGGGTAGTGTAGTTGAAAGTGGTATGGGATTACCTGCTGATACAAGACTTGGATTTTTTATAGCTGGATCTGAAAAATTAACTGTGCTTAGTGATGGCAAAGTTGGGATAGGAACTACTTCTCCTGGTTCTGAATTAGATGTAATAGGTAATGCACAGATTCAAACAAGTACAACAGATGCAATTTTAAATATTTCAGCAACAGCATCTGATAGTTCTAAAAATGCTTATATTGATTTTGTCGCTGATACCACATATACAGACTATGGTTTAAGAATTATTAGAGATGGTGGTGGAGCAAATTCTAATTCTGTCATTGCTCATAGAGGTACAGGAAGTTTAAAACTTGATACTGATGAAGCAGCACCTATAATTTTTACATTAAATAGTATTGATAGATGGAAATTTGATACTGCTGGTGTTTTTCTTTGGGCTGAACATACAGGAGGACTAGCTACAGGTGCAGATGTCAGTGGTGTTATACTACCAAAAGGAATAGCCAGTAAAACAGGATCTAATGCTGGTGCAACAACATCGGGAAATTTATATAACTTTTATTGGGCGACTAATGTATTAAAATGCTGGATTGATGAAACTGATGTAGGACAAGTAAGTGGTCCGTCATCTGATTACAGAATAAAACAGAATATTACGACACAAACAGAATCTGGAATTGACAAAATAAAACAACTAAGACCTATTACATATCAATATACAGATTATAGTGTATATAAAGCTGATGGTGTTGCTAGAGAAGGGTTCCTAGCACATGAGATACAAGAGGTTATCCCAAGTGGTGCAGATGGAGTAAAAGATGGAGATTCAATACAATCATTAAACGTAGATGCAATAGTTTCTGTTTTAACAAAAGCATTACAAGAGGCAGTTGCTAAGATAGAGACATTAGAAACTAAAGTTGCTGCACTTGAGGGAAGCTAATGGCAATCCAACCTGGAACGTATAATTTTACAGTTCAAAGGAGATCAGATCATTCGATTCCTTTGTTATTTAAAGATGGAAATAATGCTGCAATAAATTTAACAGGATTTACTGTAGTAGCACAGGTTTGGGAAGAAACACGTACCACAAAATATGCAGATTTTACAACAACTTATACAGATAGATCCGCAGGATCAGTAAGCATAGCATTAACAGATGTACAGACAGCTACTTTTACGCCAGATATTTTAAAATATGATGTTTTATTAGTAGATGGATCGGGCAACAAAGAATACTATTTAGAAGGTACTATATTTGTAAGTGAAGGGTACACAGCAACATGACTTCTGTAAACATTACAACTGAAAAAAATACAGTTACTGTTAACGGGGAAACTTCTGTTGTTACGGTTACAACGGCAGGTCCACAGGGAGCCACTGGGCCAGCAGGTGCCACTGGTGGATTACAGGTTGATGAAACTAATAAAGTTGATGGATCTGTTGTTTATTATGATGCGAGTTCTGCTACATTTAAGGCAGACGCAACAACAACAAAACTTACTTTAGTCTTTGGGGGCAGTTTTTAAATGACAAACACAATCAGAATTAAAAAAAGAGCAGCCAGTGGTAGTGCTGGAGCACCTTCTACACTTGCCCCTTCAGAATTAGCTTTTAATGAAAATGTAAGTGATAAAATATTATATTATGGATATGGAGATAATGGCTCTGGGGAAGCATCTTCAATTATTGCTATTGGTGGTTCTGGAGCGTTTTTTGATAAAACAACAACAAGAACAGCAAATACTATTTTAGGTGGACCTACAAGTGGAAGTGCTGCTGCACCTACATTTAGAGCATTGGTTGTAGCTGACATTCCAACCTTAACAGCTTCTAAAGTAAGTGATTTTGATACTCAAGTAAGAATAAGTAGAGTCGATCAATTAGCAAGTGCAACAAATCCAGTTTCAGGAGTTGTTCCGACTGCTGATGCTCATTTTGCGACTAAAGGATATGTAGATAGTCAAAGTGAAGGTTTAGACGTAAAACAATCTTGTAAAGTTGCTACGACAGCAAACATAACTTTATCTGGTACGCAAACTATTGATGGTATTGCGGTTTCTGCTGACGAAAGAGTACTTGTAAAAAACCAATCTACAGCTTCAGAAAATGGTATTTATCTATGTAAAGCCAGTTCATGGGTAAGGTCTGATGATTTAGCCACTGGTGCGAACGCTGCTGGAGCTTTTACCTTTGTAGAGCAAGGTTCTACAAATGCTGATATTGGATTTGTCTGTACAACTGATACTGCAACAGTTGGTACAAATAACTTAGCTTTTAGTACTTTCTCATCCAGTGGAAACGTTACTGCTGGTAATGGTTTAGATAAGTCTGGAAATGAATTAAGTGTTGATTTAAAGGCAAATGGTGGTCTTGTTATCGAATCAACTGAAGTAGGTGTTGATTTAGCAGCAAGTTCAATTACAGGTACTCTTGCAGTTGGAGATGGGGGTACAGGATCAACCTCTGCTTCGGCTGCAAGAACTGCTTTAGGTTTAGCTATTGGATCGGACATCGTTGCATATGCAGCAGATTTAAACACACTTAGCTCTTGTCAATCGGGTGCGGCTGCTGCTTTAGCTTTACTTACTTCAACAGAAGTGGGAATCCTTGACGGTGCAACTTTAAATACTACAGAACTGAATTATGTAGATGGTGTTACATCAGCAATCCAAACTCAATTAGATGCAAAACAAGCTTCAGATGCTGACTTAACTGCATTATCTAGTTGTCAAACTGGTGCTGCTGCTGCATTGGCATTATTAACTGCTACTGAGGTTGCAATATTAGATGGGGCGACTTTAAGTACAACTGAATTAAATTATGTAGACGGTGTTACTTCTGCCATCCAAACTCAGTTAGATACTAAGTTAACGGCAAATTCCACTCTTGATGGAGGTACTTTCTAATTTATGGCAAATGTAATCAAACTTAAAAGAGGCACAAGCACTCCTACCACTAGCAATATTGTTGATGGTGAAGTTGCTGTTGATACCTCTGCCAAGAAGTTATATGTAAATGATGGCAGTACTATTAAAGAAATTGGTGGAGGACTTCAAAATATTGTTGAAGATACAACACCACAGTTAGGTGGTAATTTAGATGTTCAAAGCAGCGAAATAACTACAAGTACAAGTAATGGAAATATAAAATTAAATCCTAATGGTACAGGTGTTGTTGAAATAAAAGGTGATGGAAGTAGTGCTGATGGAACATTACAGCTTAACTGTTCACAGAATAGTCATGGTATAAAGCTAAAATCTCCAGCACACTCTGCTGGTGCTAGTTATACTCTTACATTTCCTAATACAGATGGAAGT